TGCGATACTGAGGACAATGATTGCGACACTTTGATAGATGAAGGTTTCTTTCCTTGTGAGACCCCCTGTGGGCCTGGTGTAGGAGTGTGTCAGAACGGAGAGATCGTTGACTGCACGGCAGATCTTCCAGGCGAGGAGAGGTGTAACTTCGAAGACGACGATTGCGACGGCCTCATAGACGAGGGGCAAAGAAACGCTTGTGATGATTGTGGAGCAGTCCCCGCCGACACATGTGATAGTATCGATAATGATTGCGACGGCCTGACGGATGAAAACCTCGTACGCGAATGTGAAACTGCATGCGAGCGCGGCCTAGAAACTTGCGAAGGTGGAAATTGGATATCTTGCTCGGCTACCCAACCAGTAGATGAAGAGTGCGACGGCGCCGATAACGATTGCGACGGCCATATTGACGAACAATTAGACTGCCTATGTACTATTAATGATGTTGGAAACTTGATGCCCTGCTCGGAGCCTCCCTTGGTTTGCGGCCAGGGATTCAAGACTTGCGAATGTGTCGACCCAGGTTGCCAAGAAATGAGGCTGACAGAATGTCAAGCGCTGTGTGTCTACGTCCCTCTGCCTGAGCCCCCTGTGTGCGATCCGACAAGAGGGATCGCCCTAGAAGACGAAGAGTGTAACAATTTCGATGAAGATTGCGACCAATCTGTCGATGAGGCACTCAGCCAAGCATGCTATACTGGTCCGCCAGACACCTTGCTCGTAGGAGTGTGTACCCCCGGGGAGGTTTACTGCAACCAAGGCACCTGGGGCAGTGACCGAGAAGAAGAATTCGTACCCGGCCTCTGCGTTGGGGAGATAACTCCAAGCAATGAAATTTGCGATGGATCCGATAACGACTGTGATGGAATAGTTGATTACGGAGAGGAAATTAGAGACACAGACATTCTATTCATTGTTGATTGGTCCGGCTCAATGGATATGGAGATAGAAGCCGTCCGCATTGCGCTAAACCGTTTCGCGGCCCAATTCTCCGCAGAACAACAACTGCAGTGGGGCCTCATCATCGGCCCGAAGAAATATCTGTCTCCATCAAGAGAGCTTTTGGTTTTAGCTTCAAACATCTCACCATTTGAACAATTTTTAGCAGACTTTGCAGCGCTGGGATCGGAAGGGATGAATACTGGAAACGAGATGCTCTTAGATGCTATTTATCTTTCGGTGAGAAACATTTCAGGCAACGCACCTGTCGACCTGAACTCTACAGTCTGGTTCAGGGGGACTGGCTCTGATCCAGAAAAGCAAAACTTCAACATAAACTGGCGCCAAAACACTGACAAGATTGTAATAGTATTTTCTGATGAAGAGGAACAATCTTATTTGAGAAATGATGACGACCCCGATGGGCCCACGAGGCCAGTTACAAGAGAGGTGGTGGAGTCAGCACTGAGAGCTTCCCCCAATCTAAGGCTGTACGCGTTTGCAGAGACTTCGCCTCTCGCCGGTATGAGACAAGACTGGGAAGACATCACACTAGCCGGCTCAGGGCGCCTATTTGAATTGACAGCGGATGCTGTCAGTATGTACAATGACTTGATGTCGATCATCGACGAGGCGTGCTTGCCCAACGCCAATGAACAAGCCCACATGTCTTTTCCCGTAGAGTCGCCCTACACACTAGTCACGTGGTCAAGAGGCAACTACGACTTTGTCAGAAAGATATGTTACTAAAAAAACTTGTCATAGGAAAAACTGTCGAATCAGCACTCTATGCTTTATTAACTGACTCTCTCTTTCTGAATACTCGTATTGAGCCCCCGCTCTTCTTTAAGAAGCTGGAAGTTTCATTGCTCGGATTTGAAACAGAGGCCCCGGCCTGGTCAAGGTTAAATTTTATGCTTGGGCTCTTAGGGAAACGCCTCAGTCCGGATGAAAATACATCCCCCAGACTTGTAGATAACGAGATAAAGTTCATGTCTTCCGGCCGACTACAGAGACATAGATTTGAAGAATGTATTGTATTTGATCCAACCGGTATTGTACTCGAAAACAAACTCAAAGAGACCAAGGCCCATACTTACACAGTTGTAGATGATTTCGAACTTTCGTCGCTGGGGAAGAAGTACTCTTATTTAGAACCATATGAATCTAAGGAAGAGTTTGCAGAAGAAATTCACTTTTATGTATCTCCCAGGGTCGACGGAGCAAATTTCGTTACTGATTGCGCAATGGTCAGCACACTGACACAGGAACAGCTAAACTCTTTTGACTATTCAGATTCAATTGCTAAGTTTGTTGTCTTAAGGCACTTGACAAACTTGGGCGTTTATGGTATATTTATGAACAACTACAAAAACGGTACCCCAAAATACAGGAAGCCGAAAGTGAAACATGTGAAGAGAGTGGTGATCCCACTGGATAATTCGACATACCAGGATTCTGAACATGTAAAGCTCAAAAAAATGTCGATTCAAGAGGTTCTAGATGAATGCAGCCCCAAAAGGTAGAAATTTAGCAGGCATAATACCTATTTCCGGCCACAAGGATTGTTTTGATTTCCCGTGGCCTGACTATCTGCAACCGTTGCGAGAGGGCATGTTGGCCATTGAGCGGTCAGTGTATGAATGCGCACATGCTGGTTGCGACAGTATATGGATAGTTTGCAACGATGACGTTTCACCGCTCGTTAGATCTCGCCTAGGCGATTACGTAATGAATCCTAGATACTTTCAAGAGAAAAACTTTGTAAAAAGAAAAGACTATCATGAAAAGTGGACACCAATATTTTACTCACCAATCGCTCAGAAGGATAGAGATCGAAGAGACAGTTTGGCTTGGACGATATTGCATGGTTCACTAACTTCTTTTGTGGTCTCTAGTAAAATGAGCCAGTGGTGTAAACCTACTAAGTATTTCGTGTCGTTTCCGCAAGGGATCTATCATCCAGGCATTGTCAATAAACACAGGGACGATATTAGAGGTCCCAACTCATTCTTTTTGGCGACCCCATCTGCCGAGACTGTCAGAGAAAACAGGTACATGTCCTTCACCTTCTTTCCGGAAGATTGGCCCAAATTTAAATACAATGCCAAATCGCTCTGTACGGGCGGAAACAAATCTATACCATTCCAAGAAAGATGGTCTAGTAGAAATATAACTCTTGACAAAATGTTTAAACTTGATATAATAACTAAAGATAAAGTTATTAAAGTTCAAGAGTATTACGATCTTGACAGCTGGGCTAGCCTCAGAGAATATTATAAATCCGACATAAAAATACCTAGACTGTCAAAGCAGTTTATGAAACCATACATATTTAAGGGAGGCATCGATGAACACGAAGAGAATTGAGGAAACATACAACAACTTGGCGACGATTACAAAAGAGGATATTGGTTTTCCAAGCAACTTTATTAACTTGACAACAGAACAAGAACGGTTTATAATAGATATGTACTTTACCGACAGGGAACTTATCCGTAAGGACCTTGCACAACTAACTGAAGAAATGAAAGAAATAATTAATGACATCTAGAAAAAAAAGCGCTATCCCGTTTGTCGGCCTCCACGCCCACTCCGTCGCTGGCTCACCTTTCGACGCCTTGGGCTACCCGCAGGAGCACATGGATTTTGCCTACGACAACGGCATGGATGCCTTAGCATTGACTGATCACGGCAATGCTAACGGGCTAGCCTATCAGGTGCTCCATGCAAAGAAGATGCAAAAGCAAGGCAGAGACTTTAAGCCCATCTTTGGGTGCGAGGCTTACTTTATTCCATCCGTTGCAAAGTGGAAAGAAGAATACGAATCAATCAAATCAGCAGCTAAGAACAAGTCAGAGTACGAGGCTAACAATTCTGGAACTACTGTCGAGAACGAAGAGTCCAAGAAGAAGATGAAGTCTGTCCTGAACCGCCGGCGCCACCTTATTTTGCTAGCTCAAAATCAGACAGGTCTCCAAAATATTTTCAAGATGATCTCCAGATCTTACTCTGGTGATAATTTTTATCGATACCCAAGGGTAGACTATGCACTGCTCAAGAAACACAACGAGGGTGTCATCGCTGCATCCGCATGCCTCGGCGGGGTTTATGCTGGAAATTACTGGGAAAACAGAGACGCTGGCCCAGATATGATCTTGTCCGCAATGAGACAAACAACTCAGAAGATGGTGTCCATCTTCGGGGATAGGTGGTATGGAGAGTTGCAATGGAACAACATCCCAGAGCAGCACGACCTGAACAAATACATCATCCAGATGCACCAAGAATTTGGAATTGAACTAATTTCGACAGCTGACTCGCACTATTACAATGCAGATGTATGGAAGGACCGCGAACTTTACAAAAGGCTCGGCTGGTTAGGCAAGGGACGCCCGGACTACTTGTCCAATGAGTTGCCCGTCTCGGTTGAAGAAATCGGATACGAACTGTACCCCAAGAACGGTGACGAAATGTTCGAATCTTACAAGAGATACTCAGCTTCAACCAACACAGAGTATGATGACGACCTTGTTCTTGACTCAATCAAGAGGACTCATCAAATCGCTCATGAGCGTATCGAGTCTTTCTTGCCCGATAACACGGTTCGACTACCTGACTTCGTAGTACCTGAGGGCTCCACTGCTGGCCAGACCCTATCTGCGTTGTGTGTCGAAGGCCTTAGATCAATGGGCATGCAGGACAACGAGGAATACGTCAAGCGTTTGAAGAGAGAGGTTGCGGTAATTGAAGAGAGAGGTTTCTCGAAGTACTTCCTCACAATGAAGGCAATTGCAGACGTCGCTTCAGACCGTCAGCTTGTAGGTGCTGGCCGCGGCTCCGCTGCAGGTTCATTAGTAGCTTATGTGTTGAACATAACTCAGGTCGACCCAATTGCTTACGGGCTTCAATTCGAGAGATTCTTGACTAAAGGCGGCTCCGGATATCCAGATATTGATTATGATGTTTCCGACCCTATGACTCTCAAGGAAGAGTTAATTGAACAGTGGGGCCGTAACTCAGTGGTGCCAATCACAAACTGGAACACTCTTCAGTTGAGATCTTTAATCAAGGACATCTCCAAGTTCTACGGAATCGAGTTCACAGAAGTTAATAACGTGACTAGCAAGATGGTATACGAGGCAACTCCACGCGCCAAAGCAAAGCATGGTATCACCTCTGGTGTTTATGCTCCTACCTTCGAGGAACTAATGGAGTTCTCGGAGTCGCTGCAAGAGTTTTTGAGTAAATACCCGCACATCAAAACTCACATTGAAAAGTTGTATGGGCAAACTCGTTCAGCATCGAGACATGCAGGCGGCGTTGTTGTGGGAGAGAACCTAAACGAGTGGATGCCACTAATCAACTCGGGAGGGGTGACACAGACTCCATGGTCAGAGGGTCAGAACGTCCGCCATCTAGAGCCCATGGGCTTCATCAAATTTGACATCTTGGGCTTGGCCTCTTTGCGAATGCTTGAAGGCGCCATCGAACGAATCCTCAAGCGGCACCATGGCCTGGAGAATCCTACGTTTGCAGACATAAAGAACTTTTATGATGAGAAGCTTCATCCCGAGAAGATCAACCTAGATGACAAAGAAGTGTGGGAGAATATCTTTCACAAAGGCAAGTGGGCTGGAATTTTTCAATTCACAGAAGCCGGCGCCCAATCGTTCTGCAAGAATGCAAAGCCAGACAATATTATTGACCTGTCGGCTATCACTTCAATCTACAGGCCTGGCCCTCTCGGCGCAGGAGTAGACAGGAAGTTTGTCCACGCAAAGAACAACCCAGACGAAGTAGAGTACATCAACAATCGAGTAAAGGAAGTGACTGAAGAAACGTACGGCTTCCTTATTTTCCAAGAGCAGATTGCAATGCTCGCCCACAAGTTGGGCAAGGACCTGTCCCTCGATGAGGGTAACAAGTTAAGAAAGCTCCTAACAAAGAAGGGCACCGGCTCGGTCCAGGCAGAGAAGGATAAGATCTTCGACAAGTTCAAGCGCGGTTGCATCGAGAAGGGAATGAAAGAATATGAAGCAAGAGAACTATGGGAAACATTTGAATACTTTTCAGGGTACGGCTTCAATAAGTCTCATGCTGTTTCCTATTGCGTGCTGTCTTATCAGTGTGCTTACCTCCTTAACTATTATCCGGTGGAGTGGTTGGCGGCTTTTCTAGACAAAGAACCAGAGACTCGCAAGGAGCGAGCAATCGCAACGGCCAAGTCGTTGGGCTATATAGTTGAGCCTTTGAATGTGAACACTTCAGGTACAGTCTGGGATATCAGCGCTGATGGTAAAACGCTCATTCAACCACTAACGTCAATCAAAGGACTAGGTGCTGTAGCGATTCAACAAATCATAGAACATCGGCCATTCAACACGGTTGAGGACTTCTTGTTTCACGAGAAGATTAAGTACTCAAAACTGAACAAGAAATCAATCTCGGCATTGACACTGGCTCAGGCTCTCAATGATTTGGTTGATGACAGATTCACCGGCTTGAAGCACTTTTATAGCGCAATTGCAGAGGATCGCCCTCGAAAGTTAAAGAATCTAGAAGAGAACATTGTTACATATGCACCCGAAGGGGACTTTTCGGAAGAAGAGAAATTAGAGTACATGGTTAACTTGACTGGTGTGTTCCCAATCTCTGCGGTAGTGACACCCAGAGTGAGAACAAAGCTGGACGAACTTTATATCCCTCCAATCTCAGAGTTCGATCCCGAGCTTGGAGTAACGTGGTTTATCCCCAGGGAATGCAAACTCAAGAAGTCCAAGAACGGCAAGAACTTCTATGTAGTCAAGGTGATCGACGACAACAATGAAACTAACATAATCAGATGTTGGGGTGTCGACCCAACTAGAGATATTGTACACATCAATAGACCGTACATGGCAAGACTAAATTATAATCAGCAGTGGGGATTCTCCACCTTCAGCATGAGAAAGATGTTCAAACTACTGGCATGAGAAAGTGAAAAAGAAAATACATATAAACCAGCATAAGATCCGCTCTAACTCAAAGGTCGACCCGGGAGACAGGGTACCTGTAATAACGGTCAAGACATATAAGAGTAATACTTATTGCGAAGAAGTTCTTATAACCGGGCCCTGCAGGGTAATATACTCACCAGATAAGCCACTGCCTTGTGGAGCAAAGGTTTGGATAGAAACAGAATCAGAAATTATTTGTGAAGGAGAAACATATGAAAAATTACACAATTAAGATACACAATGAAAAAGAAGAACTGTGGGAAGAAAGGGTTGTCGAGAGACTCACCTTTCCAGAGGCAGTTATGGAAGCTTACAATACGCGCTCCAAATTAGGATATGCGTGGAAAATAGTCAGTATTTGTAAAAACGAAAAGGAGAAAGAAGAATGTCTAGACTAACAGGGCTTTGCGCCCGCATGATGGTCTCTCACTATAGAGAGACCCTTACAAATAAGGGGTACAGTTTCTTCGAAAGCGGAGATTACAACCTCAATATTATTGGAGTCAGAAATGATTCTGGAGATGCTAGTAGATTTGACGATTTAATCAACGTGATATATAAGATCGAAGATGAGTGGGTAGTTGATACGTACCCAGCCACCACCGAGCCCGGAACTAGAATCCTGCGAAGACCAATCAATAGCAAAGGTACCGCTATATTGGTACCCGATCAATATAAATCGACATATAAAATTGATACCCACGGGGGAAAGAGAAAATATACTGCACTATGCCAGCGCTCCGGAAAGGTCAGGGTCTGGAGAGATGAAAATCGAGACTCCACCCCGGATTATACAGGCCACAAAGACAAAGGAATGTACGGAATTAATATTCACAGACAATTCGGGCCCGACGAACGAGAATATACCGGCGGAGTTTCTGCCGGCTGCCAGGTGTTTCAAAGTTCACAAGACTTCTACCAATTTATGCATACCTGTAACGTTGCTGCAGACAAGTGGGGCAACAAATTCACGTATACATTAATAGAAGAGAAGGATTTGAAAGGGATGGGTAATAGTTATGACCTCGTTTGATAGCGTAAAGGTGTTTCGCACACGCCCAATAGCAAAGTTACCCGTCAGAGCTCACCCCACCGATGCTGGTATGGATTTCTTTTTCGCACCAATGGAAGGCGCCGCAGTCAGGATCCGCCCTGGCCAATGCGCGCTCCTGGAGACAGGAGTGAAAGTGCAAGTTCCAAGTGGATGCATGTTGCAGATAATGAATAAATCTGGAATAGCTAGTAAGCGACACTTAATCACAGGCGCCTGCGTCGTTGATGAGGGTTACGACGGAGAAATATTTGTTAATCTTCACAACATAGGCACTGACATCGAGTATATCGAGATCGGCCAAAAAATTGCTCAAGGAGTTTTTGTGAGAATTGAAAAACCGGCATTGACTCTGATAGAGGAAGATAACATTTATGGAGGAGCTACCAGCCGCGGCCAAGGCGCACTTGGCTCTACGGGGGACGAATAATGGCCAGTTTTGAAAGGAAACTCAAAAGAAAGCAGATGGTCGCCGCAAGAAAGCAGTTCATGAAGGATTTCCGATCGAAGATGGCCAACTTCAAGAAGCAAGTGAAGTGCACCGACTGTGGTCGTCCTCCCGCTGAGGGGGAGAACATTGATGATTGGCGTATAAACAAGGAGTCGGAGAATATAGACTTGATCTGCACAAGCTGTTATGTGGAAACGCCCCCCGTGGAAGCCGCTGATGATGTTTAGAGAGACTTTATGCTTTGATGACGTATTACTGGCACCTCAAAAGAGTGAAATAACTAGCAGGTCCCAAATAGACTTGTCTACAAGCATTGGAGATACAAGGTTTCGTATACCGATTGTTTCTTCTCCAATGGACACTGTCACCGAATCCGATATGGTGCTGTCAATTTTGTCCAAGGGGGGCCTAGGGATAGTCCATCGCTACAACAGCATTGTGGAACAATGTGAAATTGTGATATCGACTAGAGAAAAGCTAGAGGAGCAATCCAGTAGCAAAGTAAACTCTATTGCCGCGGCAGTAGGAGTCAATAACGATTATTTAGAGAGGACTCAAGCCCTCTATGATGCTGGAGCGCGCATACTCTGTGTAGATGTCGCCCACGGACATCACTCAATGACTGAATCGGCAATAAAGAGGCTGAAGGACAAGTATGGGTCGCGACTATCCATCATAGCCGGCAACGTCGCAACTGTAGAAGGGTTTGCTGATCTTTCAGAGTGGGGGGCTGATGCAGTTAGGATTGGCATCGGCGGTGGCTCTATATGTTCGACGAGAATCCAAACTGGCCATGGCGTACCTACTTTCCAATCTGTACTTGATTGCCGCGATGTCGATGGCGCATCGATAATCGCAGATGGTGGAATTAAAACGTCTGGGGATATAGTCAAGGCACTGGCCGCCGGCGCTGACATGGTGATGCTGGGCTCCATGCTCGCAGGAACGAAAGAGTCCCCAGGTCAAGTGTTCCAATCAAAGGAGGGAAATCAGTACAAGGTTTACCGAGGAATGGCCTCACCAGAAGCACAAATCGCCTGGCGCGGCAACGCGAGGTCCTTAGAGGGGATATCAACTACGATCCCATACAAGGGAACCGTCGAGAAGATATTGGAAGATGTGACTCAGAAGGTCAAATCGGGACTTTCATATACGGGGGCAAAAAACATAACAGAACTCCAAGCTAAGGCAAAATTTATTAGACAAACCTCCGCGGCACAGAGCGAGAGTAACACCCATATTTTATCGATATGAGAGATCCGGATAAAAACGTTACGTTCGTATTTAGGTGCTATGAGAAGGAATCGGCAGATCTGAAGATAAGGCTTAGGTACGATGGCCTGAAGCAGAGTGAATTTTTTAGGTCGCTTCTAAAGATGTACATCGCAAATGACCCGACCATTCTCCCAGTGGTGCAAAGGATCAAGGAAACCCAAAACACGATGGGACGAAAAAAGATAACAAATACTAGAAAGGAACATGAACAAGGAATTAAAATGCTAGAAGAACTAGGAATAACTAAAACAGACAGGAATGATATATTTGATATGATAGCCTCAAGTGAGGAAGAATATGAATGATGACCAACTACCTCAATGTTCAAAGGAGTGTATGAGGGACGAAAAGGTTTGCAGTGAGACATCCTGCAGAATGTGGGTAGATTATGATAAAGACAACAATTGTTCTTTAATATCTATCTACCACCACGGAGCGATGACGCTGGACGAGGTATCAAAAAGACTGAAGGTTTCTCTCGTCCGGGTGTCGCAGATTGAAAAAGAAGCGATAAAGAAGCTTTCAAAGAGAATAAAAATCTGACTTTTCTAGTCAAAACCGACTATTTATAGTTGTATTATTTAGATAACACTACTTTCACAAAAGGAGAACATAAAATGAGTGGTAAGAAATTATTAGCAGAGAACACAATTCGTCAGTTCATGAAACTGGCAAACATAGAGCCGTTGACAAGCAACTTCATTTCCGAGAACTACGGAGAAGAAGAAGATCTTGAGGAAATGATGGACGACGAAGAGGAGCCTATCGAAGAAGCTGAAGAAGAGCTTGAAGTAGAAATGGGCGAAGAACCAGAGCTGGATATGGACGAAGAGCCAGAGCTAGATATGGGCGCAGAGGAAGAGCCTGAAATGGGCGTTGCCGACATGAGCCTCACTGAAGAAGAAGCACAGCTTCTAGTTAGTCTTGGGGAACGACTCGCAACTGCACTTGAGGGTCAAGGCGAAGGAGGCGAAATGCCTGGTGATGAAGAGATGCCAGAGCTTGAAGATGAAGCGCCAGCAGATGAAGAGATGCCGCTTGAGGACGAAGAGGAAGCTCCAGGTGTGAGATATGAGAATCAGGATGCTCTTGTACAAGAGATCATGAAGAGAGTTACAAAGAGAATCATCTCAGCAAGAAACTCTCGAAAGTAAGAGAATAATACGCTATCACTCTTTTAAAGCCCCAAGTTCTTTTTAGAACCTGGGGCTTTTTTGTATTGACTTTTTCAATACCAGGTGGTACTATATATAGACACTATAACTAATAAAGAAAAGAGGAATAAGTGGTGCAAAGAATCTCGGGCCAACCCCAAAAGAAAAAGAAAAATAAGCACAAAGAAAAGAAGAAGCCTTCCGAGTCCTTGCTGGACGAAGAGAAGAATATCGTAATCATAAATAATATCCAACCTCCAGCGAATCCAGAGCCGGAGTTGAGAACAATAAACCTCTACGGAGATATCAGCGAGCAGAAGGGAGCAGACGTCGTAGCTGCATTGCTTTATCTAGAGAACTCCTCGCACGTTAAAGTGGATGAACACCCCGATGGCGAAACTGAAGGCCCGGTCATCGTCGCACGCAGCATAGCTATGTTGGTGTCCACTCACGGTGGCACCGCTTCCGACATGTTCTCTATCCTTGATGTGATGGACATGATCAGGGAAAGGACATGTGACATTGAGACGATTGGTATTGGCAAGGTCATGTCAGCCGGAGTTCCTATTCTAGCAGCCGGCACACCCGGCAAGCGCCGAGTGGGTCGCAACTGTCGCATCATGCTTCATAATGTAATGGCGGGCACAGGTGGAACAATCTTCTCTATGGAGAATGAACTTGAGGAGATCAAATGGATCCAGGAAAGGTACATACAGACTCTCGCGAATTATACCAACCTGACTCCGTCAAAAATAAAGAAGTTATTGAAGACACAGAAGGATGTTTATATCTCCGCAGAAGAAGCAATTAAAATGGGAATTGCAGACGAAATTATCTAATTACATAGAGGAACTTTAACATGACGTGGCACAAAGAATTTTTATCAGAAAACAATAACAGGAAATCAGTATCGACAATGGGCGACCTTTTCAAGCTTATAGAAGAGGTGTATGAGCACAAGAAAGATACACTTTTTGCACCTAAAAAGAGCAAAACCCAGCTACTGAGGGAGAGATTCGAATCAGATCAAGGGATGACCCTCACCCTTCAGGCTATCCCGGAGATAGCAGTGTCAGAATTAGGCTGGACGAACCTCACAGGGGAAGCTGGAGATGTCTCAGGTCCTGAGCGTCAGAAATTAGAACAGTTTCTCGCAAACATACAAGGAAACAATTTTCAAGAAAAGATCAGTTCCCTATCCAGGTTCTATGATGATCCTGATGCTGCATTGCAGGCGATGTTCGGCGACGATGCAGCGCCTATGCCAAAGCAAATCGCTGCAGCCTTGGGGTACCTCACCTTCTTTAAGACTCTGACAAAGGTTATCTCGAACTTTAATGCTGCGTCTGCAGGATTCAACTTTGAAGCATTCCTGGCCGTCCTTTCTGGCGGAGAACAAGTTAAGGCCAACACCGGTACCATCGCAGACTTTGTAGCAAGAATAGATGGCACGAATACGCCAATCTCTCTCAAGCTCTACCAAGAAGGTAAGCTTCATGTCGGCGGCTCGTTCACTGATTTGGTTAACGATCTTGAGCAACAAAAGGATATCTTTGACCACCCTTTTATGAGATACTTGGCAGTAACTAAAAAGTTCCAAGGAGAACAAAAGGAAGGACTAGATATAAACGGATACCTCAGGTGGTTTCAGTTTGACTTCACTTTGGAGAACGTCTTTGACCTCTTGTCACAATCTTCAGATAAATCTAGGAAGTGTATTATGCTACCGCAAGAGTTCATTTCTGGGCAAACTTTGGACTTCGCCGCAACCCTCCCAGGATCAGCGATACCATCACCTGAAGAGCTGGAGCAAGTGTTCGTAGCCGCGCTTAAGTTGGAGGTCGACGCACTAAATAAAACATATGCTAGAAAAGGCTTTATGGTGCCAGTTGACGAAGACATTTTGTCCTTGGTTACAACAGGAATCAATTGGCCATCAGAAGATGCGTATTTCAACGAGTGGGATCCAAACCCCAAGCTAAAGAAAGGCGAAGAACGCCCAGAAGGCTTTGTACCGGAGCCAAAGAGGATCTCACGAGGTGATTCAACGATGATGGCAAGCAAATCGGGGTTTAAACAGCTGCAGGAAGTAATCGCAGCCATCCTTACTCAAACCCAGGCTGAGCAGCACCCTTTCATTGAACAATTCGAACAGGCCGAATTAACCGCAGTAGTCAAGGATCTAGCTCGCTGTGCGGTATATGCCAATAACGGAAAAGCTGCAGGCAAAAAGACCGCGTCCGGTCTTCAAGGCACTAACGTATTATCTGTTTATTCCAAATCTAAACTTAAAGACGAGAGACTCAGGCAACTTAACAGCCCGGGCGTCTTCGCAACGGTTCAAGATTCAAGAGAATGGTATAATAAAGATTCACGTACGACCGAAGAGAGGAAACTGGCAATTAAGCAAAGCTATGGTTACCTTTCCAGGGAGCAGTTTAACCTCAATCAAACAGTGGTCGAAAAGGTCCACACCTTATCAAAATCGAGAGTTTTACCTGAGGGCCAATCTAAGGCTGAGTTTGCAAAGATATTCATCGGCGCCCAAAACACCCAGAACATGCTCAACAGAATGACCGGCTTAATTAACGATGCTATTTTTGGTATTTTTCTTAATGTTAAGGAAGTTCAAGAAAATACATACTCGTTCATGGCTGGCGGATTGCAAGACGAGTCCAAGGCAAACGCTGCCATTGACGCGTCCGAAAACATCATCGAAAAGACTACTGATCTAAAACCATCCGGTCAGCAAGAAAAATAACAAAACCCCTTGACATTTCCTAAAAATACGCTATAATATATATATCACATGAAAGCGAGTCACAATGACAACACAACTAAGCCACGGGCCTGATCTCCGCAACAAGGTTCTCGAAGGCGTAAATACTCTTGCGGATTACGTAGCAACAACACTCGGTCCAAAAGGACAGAACGTTCTGATTCACCAGAAAGACAGGAGACCCTTCGTTACAAAGGACGGAGTCACTGTAGCGCAGAATATTTCTTTCGAAGACCCTCACATGAACGCCGGCGCCGAAGTCGTAAAGCAAGTATCTTCGATGACCAACCTCGAAGCAGGAGATGGTACGACGACCTCCACAGTATTGGCAAGAGAAATTCTAAACCAAGCAAACAAACACATTGCATCAGGCACATCACCGATTGAGATTAAGAGAGGCCTGGAGCAGTGCCTGGAACAAGCTCTAGCCGCAGTCTCAGATATAGCCAGGCCGATCTCTTCAGAAGAAGACGTGAAACATATCGCGACCATCTCAGCGAACAATGACGAGACCATCGGTACCTTAGTTGCCACCGCGGTCGACAAGGTGGGAAAGAACGGGTCTATCACCATTGAGGAGGCGAGGTCGCACGAGACAAGTCTAGACTTAGTAGAAGGGTTCAGATTTGATAGCGGTTATGCTGCTACTGCATTTATAACAGATGAAAGAAGGAGCGTATGCCGATACGACACGCCGATGTTTTTAATCACTGACTCAAAGATTGACCAAGTTAACGATATTCTTCCTTCGCTGGAGATTGCTGCGCGAGAAGGCCGGCCATTTGTCATTGTTGCAGATGAGATTGAGGGCCAAGCCCTCGCCGCTCTAATTATGAACACTATGCGCGGCTCTATGAAGGTAGCTGCAATTAAGGCTCCACGGTATGGGGAAGAACGCCGCGCGATACTAAGTGATCTAGCGACGACCACCGGTGCAAAGTTTTTCCAACAGTCAATGGGGCACAAACTAACTGAAGTAGCATTGGTCGATTTCGGAAAAGCTGCCAGCATAGAGATCACGAAGAAGACTACCACGGTCGTCGATGGCGAGGGGGACCACGAAAAGGTTGACGAGACAATCGAAAGAGTGAAAGCAGAGATCCAGCAGACGGAAAATATATCAGAAGCAGAGCGACTACAACAGCGAGTGACTAGGCTTTCTTCTGGTGTTGCCATCATACGCGTCGGAGCAAGCTCAGAAGTAGAAATGACTGAGAAGAAGCACCGCATCGAAGATGCCCTAGAAGCCGTGAGATCAGCACAACAAGAGGGGATCGTCCCAGGAGGAGGCATGACTTTGATGCAGGTATCTACAAGAGTCGCTCCTAACTTCCTGAACGAAGAACAGGCGACTGCTCTGTCTATTTTCCGCCGCGCATTAGAATCTCCATTTCGAACCATGGCATTGAACGCAGGTATCAGTCCTGACGTGGCAATCCTGAGTGTAGAGAAGTGCGAAGACTTCGAAGGTATCAATTTTTTGACAGGAGATAGAGAAAACCTTTTAGAATCTGGAGTCATAGATCCAGCAAAGGTCACCAGATGTGCCCTTAAAAATGCAGTATCGGTAGCCTCAACTCTTTTGTTGACTAATCATAGTATCGTACACCAGTAGTGCACTAGTTAATATGTGCTACAATGGCGGAGGGTATTGGAATGGTTAATAAGAAAGAGGCCGAAAATTTAGATTTACAGATTCAGAGCAAACTAGATAGAGTCTGTCATGGAATTGATGTAATAAGAGACAAACAAGAAGAGATGTCGGAAGACGTAGAGAAGATAAAAGAGGCTGTATATAATCCTGACAACGGACTCTATGCGAGGCTGAGAGAGCTCGAAAGCTGGAAGCAGACATCCTCTCGGATGATATGGACGTTGTTCACGACGGTTGTTGGCTTGATCGGTGCTTTTATTTTAAAGTCGTTTCGATAAAGAAAGAATATGTTATTAGAGATTACAAAATTAAATATTAAAAACGAGGGTTTTAAGAGAGATATCTCCTTGGTGGAAATGTATGTTAATACAAGGAGCATTGTTTCCGTCTCAGACTACGCCGGCGCGCAACCATTCCTTGAAGAGGAGGGTTCATCATTATCTACGGAGCCATTTTGTCTCTTGAGGGTCAACAATGGCTCCCACTATGAAGATATAATAGTAAAAGGCACAGCCGCTATGATAAGTGACAGGATAGCCTCGAACACCAAAAAGGGCTTGATAAATGGATAGCAGATACATAATCATAGGAAGATCAACATGTCCGTTTTGTATTCGAGCAATCGACTATTGCACTGCCAGAGAAGCAGAATATATATTCCTGGACTATGCGCTAGACACAACAATCCTGGAAGAGTATAAAGAATTTTACGACCAAGGCACTGTCCCTATCATTTTGTCGAATAACTTAATCACAGGTAAAGTCGAAAGGGTCGGCGGCTACACCGACCTTCTGGAATATTTCGATGAGCACTAAAAAAGAAATAGATGTAAAGGTTTCAACTATTCAACTCATTGCAAACACGACTCGTCCAGTAACCAATCGCCTGGAATCTATACTAAGGGACTACTATTCGGGGCAGCTAAAGCTTTCCGAGTCGGAACATGTGCTTCTTATGGAGATGGCATCGGCTAGTACAACATTGACTTGCTTGTTAGGAGAGTATTTAAGCCAAGCAGAAGAGCATAGTGCAACGGCCGTCACCCTCCCAAATCCAGAATTCAAGGTGATCTTGCAGTTGGCAAAGACAGTAGAACTGGTCCAGCGAACATCTATAGGTCAAGTCGCAATGTGGGTGAACTGATGGCTGTAGTGGTCGGGGTCCTCTTAATGTTCTTAGGACAAATAGCCGGTTGGTTCCAATTAAACTCCCAATACCTGTCTCAATGGTGGCAAGGAAAACCATTCCATGCGGCAATCATATTGGGTATACCGACTTCTATGGCTTTTTGGTATTCGTGGAGGCTTATTGTCGACGCCACCGGGTCAGCGTGGACGGCTAGATTCATAGGTTCATCAGCTGGTTTGATTGTTTTTCCTATACTTACTTGGTTTTTACTGGGAGAGTCTATGTTTACTGCAAAGACTATGATTTGTTTCGGACTGGCCCTTTTGATTCTTTTGATCCAGATATTCTATTAATAGTTTATATTCCATAATTATAAGTAGTTTTCTTCGATTAGTCTTGACTATTTATAGTAAAAAGGTTACACATCATTATGGTAGAATATTATAAAAGGTGGAGGTCTTACCTCGCTGAAGCACAACAAGACTCTAAGATTCTCAGAAATCTAAATATCAAAGCTCTCCAAAAAGAAGAGCCACAAGATCCCGAAGAGGAGACTAGGGACTACTTTGCTCGAATTCAAGCAATGGAACGTGATCCCGAGTATTTGAATCCAATCTTCCCACAAGGACTAGTGGATTGGATGGAATTTTTACCTGACAATCATTTTCCACGAGAAGGCAGGAAGCGCTTTGCTAAATGGCTCGGAAACGCCATCTACACCCACGAGACAACCGATAGGAACAACTTAGATTCTGTTGACAACCCTGAAGAACTAAATGTCTACAGCAACGATGTTAGATATATTGCAGACTACCTCAATGGATCGCAAGAAGTTCCAGACAATATCTGGGAAATGAACTGGCAAAGCGTATTTAACCTTTCAGAAGATTGGCACGAAGAGTTGAAGAGAGGCATTAAATACACTGGCGAATACGATCAAAAGGATGTAGCTTACGAATTCGAAAACGGCTTTACTATAGTAGATGTTAACACGGAACACGACTTAGAGATAGAAGGCGATCTCATGGGGCATTGCGTTGGAGGGTATTGTGACGATGTAGCGGAAGGCATCATGACTATCTATTCTCTGCGTGATAAAAGGAACAAGCCGCATGCAACAATAGAAGTCACAAGATCAGGAGAGGTGGAACAAATAAAAGGCAAAGGAAACGAGCCACCTGCAGAGAAGTATAGACCCATGATCAAACAGTGGCTACAGACCACCAAGTTCAACTACAAGGGTAGTCACGACTACATGAATATGTTGTCAAACGAAGAGATCAAGGAAATGTTGCTCTCAGGAAAACTTCCGGAACATAAGATAAAAGAATTAATAAGATCAACTCAATCTCCAGAGCTAATTGACTTTTTCATCGGCCAGGTCGAAGCTATCGGACCGGTCTATGGCGGCTCTAGCATAGAACCGGTTTTAGAAAAAGTAGGAACACAGGAAATAGTACACTATATTGTCAGGAACTCCAATCTGAGTGAAGAGCAGAGATACACCCTAGCAAGGGTCAATTTGAATTTGAGGGACCCAGCAATTGGGCGCCAGTTAAGCTTTCTCCTTGGAGACAACGGCCCAACTTTCCATGCCGATGCCCCGGGCTTTTCTCCTGTTGAATTAGCGACAAGAATCTGGCAAGGACTGGGAGATGAGCTGAAACGAGGCATACTCGATGAAAAATTATACTACATGGAGACACTAATGAATATACCCGAACTAGACGCAGGTATAAAAAGGGAGATCGTAGAACATCTTCTGAGTGAACCCTTTGTGGAAAAAGCAGCATCACAGACTCCCAATATGGCGAATCACAATTCTTCCCCTTATGGTAAGATTCTGCAACTATACATAAAATCTCCACAAGCTGACAAGCAATTGGTAAGAAAGTTGTATACAATACAGAAAGACGGAAAGTTTATACAAGTTATAAGGGCCCACGACAGATTGAGCGCCACTGTCGTTGACTCAGCCGGGATGAGTG